GCCGCAATTCAAGTTCGGAGCGGGGCATTTCACGAACCCATCAGGAAACAACCCTGTATTTTGGCTGCGTGCCTCTGAGCGCGTGGATGAAAGAGGAAAGCGAGTCTTTCTCATAGAGGAGATTCAGTCCGATATGCACCAGAAGGTGAAGCAGAAGCCGGATACATTCAAGTATGCCCAAAGGCAAGATGCACCGGAGTTTATAAAAACAACTTATTCATTAAATCAAGTGAAAAAACTTAAAGATGATTTGGTGAGGGTAAGTGATCAAATTGATAAGGTTACAGGACACACGGATCCATCGGCAGTGACTATAATGGAAAGATTGAAAGTGAAGCGCGAAGCTTTGCGCAAGGAAATTACAAAAGCAGAAAGAACAATAATGGATGCACAGGATCCGAAAAAAGATGAAATATTCCCAGAAGGACCTTGGAAGAAATCGGAGAACCAGGCGAAGATTGCAATAAAAACACTAATAAACATTGCAACACAGGAAGGATTTGATAGTGTAGCAATGATCAGCGGAAAGGCTAAGAATTTTGCAGTAAGCGCAGATCCTACGATTGCAAAAGGAAACCGAGGATTCTACGACAATATCGCCGTATCAGGAATGAAGAACGTGGCGAAGAATTTAGGACTTGAATTTTCCTCTACAAACATTAAAGATGGTAAGGGAAATACATGGGCTAAGATTCCAATAATTAACTTAAAGAAAGAGCCAGTGAAGGCATCAGTGGACATGTACAAGAAAGAGGGTGGTTTTATATATCGTCCTTCTTTTGTTGATGTTGTTCCAGTTTTATGATAGGATAGTATAATGGCACCAAAGACGAGACCCATACCAAATAGCAGCATAGAAAAAGCAATTGACGCACTGGCGAGTGCCGGTGTTGACGTTGGCGCAAATGAAAAAGCAACGGACGTACAGGTTCCGGAAAGAGATGATCTCTTTGAACCGGATGTTGACATTGCGGAACTTCCAGACGGAGGAGCCGATGTTAATTTTGATCCGAACGCACCAATAGACCAATCGCAAATTAAGTTCGGAGACAATCTTGCCGAGTATATTGAAGAAAATGATCTTCAAACATTATCCAATAAGTTAGTAGCAGCGTACGAATCCGATAAGATGTCCCGAAAGGATTGGGAAGATACCTATATTAAAGGACTTGATATGCTTGGATTTAAGTACGAGAACCGTACGCAACCTTTCGAGGGTGCAGCCGGTGTCGTTCATCCATTATTGGCAGAATCAGTTACGCAGTTCCAGGCGCAAGCTTATAAGGAATTACTTCCTCCTGCAGGACCTGTTAACACTGAGATCGTTGGTGAAATAACTCCAGAAGTGGAGGAACAGGCGAAGCGCGTCAAGGATTACATGAATTACCAAATTACGCAAGTGATGAAAGAATATGATCCGGACATGGATCAATTATTATTCTATCTTCCTTTATCCGGTTCAGCGTTTAAGAAAACTTACTATGACTCACTTTTACAAAGACCGGTTTCAAAATTTGTTTCTTCAGAAGACTGTGTTGTCAATTATATGGCAACTTCACTTGAGGAAGCATTTAGAATTACCCATGTAACCAAAATTGATTCCAATGAATTAAGAAAACAACAGGTCAGTGGATTCTATCGTGATATAGAAGTTTTGACTGGTTCTATTAATACCATAAGCGCAGTAACTGAAAAAGTTGATAAGCTTCAAGGAGTCAGTGATACTATTGCAGCAGATGATGATGAGCATTTTCTTTTGGAAATGCATGTTGTTGCGGATGTCCCAGGATTTGAAGATGAATCAGGAATTAAGCTTCCTTATATTATTACTATTGATCAGTTTTCAACTAAGGTTCTTTCTATTAAAAGAAATTGGAAAGAACAGGACCCATTAAAAAACAGAATTAACTATTTTACACACTACAAATTCCTCCCAGGACTAGGGTTTTATGGCTTTGGTCTAATACATATGCTTGGTGGGTTGTCAAGAACTGCAACAAGTGTTTTGCGGCAGTTAATTGATGCAGGTACTCTTGCCAATCTGCCAGCAGGTTTCAAGGCACGCGGCATGCGCATACGAGATCACGATCAGCCATTGCAGCCAGGGGAATTCAGGGATGTGGATGTAACAGGAACTTCCATTAAGGAATCATTATTACCACTTCCGTATAAGGAACCGTCTCAAACTTTATTTGCTCTTTTAGGATTTTGCGTTGATGCAGGAAAATCTTTTGCAGCAATTGCTGATATGAAAATGGGAGAAGGCAATGAACAAAATCCTGTTGGAACAACACTTGCTCTTTTAGAAAGAGGAACAAAAGTTATGAGTGCAATCCATAAAAGATTACATTATGCGCAAAGATTGGAATTTCAACTTCTTGCGCGTTGCATTCAAATGTTCCTACCACCAGAATATCCTTACATGGTTAAAGGTGGAAATCGAATGATTAAGCAAAGCGACTTTGACGAGCGTGTTGATATTTTACCAATTTCTAACCCCAATATATTTTCCATGTCACAGCGTGTCATGTTAGCACAGAATCAATTACAATTAGCGATTGCCAATCCTGCACTGCATAATTTACGAGAGGCATACAGAAGGGTTTACCAAGCGTTGGATGTTGATAACATTGACGCAATATTAAAACCGGATCCAGAGCAACCACTGCCAATGAGTCCAGCGATGGAAAATTCATTGGCAATGAAAGGACAGAATCCAAAAGCATTTCCTGATCAGAATCATAAGGCGCATATAGATACGCACGGTGAATTTATGTTCACCCGCATGGTTCAAATCAATACACAGTTATACGCGATGATGGAATCACATATAATGGAACATATTGCATTAATGGCTGCACTGGCGGTTCAAGAAGAAATGAAACAACAAATTCAACAAGTGGATCAAATGATGCAACAAGCACAGCAAAATCAACAGATGGCACAGCAAGCTGAACAGGCAAGCCAGCAACTTAAGATTCAGATAGAATCTAAAATTGCAGAACTGGAAGCAACCATGATAGAACAAATGGCCAAAGAGGAACAAGAAAAAGCTGGCAATATGGCACAGGATCCATTAGTAAGATTGAAACAGCAAGAGATTGACCTGAAGGCAGCGGAAGTTTCAATGAAGGGCGAAGTGGAAGATAATAAGCTTATGGCCGATATTGGAATAGAGGCTGAGAAAATGGACATTGAACGTGATAAGATGAAAGGCAAGATGGAAGAAACACTTGCCAAAGAAAGTTTTGGTGCTATAAAAGAGGATACTAAACAAACAATTGACGAGATAAGACAAAACATGGAGGATTTGCGTGAAAACAAAAAAATCCGAAGTGCCGAGAAGATTGCAGTAATGAAGGAGAAAATGAATGGACGCAAAAATAGTCAAAATAAATGATGCTATGGTAGCTCTCGAGAAAATGGCTAGAGCACAAATTAAAACTAATGATGATAAATTATTGGTTGCAAGTGCGCTTATGGCTGTTACACGCAATCTTTACGTTGAAACGCTGGGTCCTAGGGACACGGCGCATATATTTGCAGGCATTGTTGAAAGTTTCGATATAATGGAAGAAATGCTACAACAATACAAACCAACAATACATTAGGAGGGTCAAATGAATTTATTTAAAGATCTTTGGGCGCATCTGAAGGAATGGAGTGACTGGAAATTGAAGGACTGGATTAAGGCCGGAATTTTAGTAGTCATAGTTCTAGTTGTGCTTAAAATGATAATTGCACCAGGGGCATAATGGCATACCGATCAACTTATGATCCTAACAGAAAAGCGGACTTAGGCAAACAATCCGCTCGAGGAAAATCTATTGCGAGACGTTCTAGAGATATTAAAGACTTTAGAGCGTCTTTACCATATTCTGATCCTGCTCATCCGTTAACATTTAGACAAAAGGAATATACCTATAGCCCAAGGTGGCGTGATGTAGGCTCAGAGCAATTGAGAAAAGGACCCGGTGATGATGCTAAAGAAGGATTTCTTAGCGGTATAGGACGTGACGCTTCAGATATGGTGGGGGATGTGACAGATC